TACTGTTAAGCTGGAGGGTGTTGCTGATACTGCCGCATCACTCGGCTCTGACTCTTTCTACTTCCTTGATACCGACGGTCTCATGAAGAGAGAGTCAATGGTTGATTATGCTGCTTCTGCTGCCGGCGACGGCCTCTCTGCGGCTTCGGGTGTCTTTGCGCTCGATCTTAACGAGTTGACCGCTGCTGCAGTTGACGTTGCTAACGATAGCATTGCTATTGTTGACGCCAATGATAGTAACGGCTCTAAGAAGGAAAGCATTGCTGACCTTGTTTCTGCTATGGCTGGTACCGGTCTTACCGCTACCAATGGTGTTCTTTCATCTGACGCGTCCCCGGCGCCGACGAACCACGGAGACTCCGCGGGCACTCTTGCCGAGGGTATGAACTTCAGTTCAGCCATCTTCAGTGCTGCTCGTATTTGGACGCTCCCAGCGTCCCCGGACGCAGGCGACACTGTTTCGGTCAAGGCGCCAGCTAACGCTAGCACCTACGAGCTTACCATTTTACGCGCTGGTTCCCAAACCATCGATGGTGAAACACAAGTTGTTATCATGTCTGATAGCGGCGCTGTTGAGTTCGTCTACCTTGGTGGAGACAAGTGGGCTATCAAGTAAGATAACCTTAAAGAAATTGAAAACTTTGTTTTCATTTCTTGGATGCCTCTCTTTTGGGAGGCATCCTTTTTTTTGTACTACTTAAAAGAGAACAAAGGAGAATAGGTGGTATGGCATATAATGTCTTAAAGGGAACAGTTGAAGGATCTGTGGATCAGCATGCAGATCAGGAGATTGGAGGCATAAAAGTTTTTAAAAACACAATTAGCGCTAGTGTCTTTTATGATACGGACGCACAGAGCCCATGCGCAACCATGAAAGACGTCGCAATTACTGAAGTCAAAGGCGCCCGCCCCACTTCGGTGCTAACATATATGGGCGATAAAACGGCCGTCGCCAATCGTAATTTGTTGTTTGACGGAGACACGCTACATGTTAAAAACATCGCCGCAAATACAATCGGTGGGGACGCTAGCGGTCTTGTCCGGGTTCCATCAGATCGCTTTATTGGGCCGATCGGCGCAGACTTCGTTAATCACGGAGTTGGTTTGCAAAATGTTAGAAATCAATTGCAGGTAAAAGTAGGAAATGGGATGATTGTTGACGATGAGGGCTTAAGTGTTTCAGTGGGTCTTTGCGGTGCCATCTCTATTAATTCCAACGTGCTGTGCGTGGATCCGGCCAAGAGCGATCCGATTAATGCCCAAGGTCAAAATTTGAGTGATGATGATCTGCTGTTGGTTGCGGATACTTCTTTGGGCGACGTCCGACATACCACACTAATAAATTTTTACGAAAATCACATTAAAACTAAAATCCCCACCTCGGCTGGCAGCCCGGGCCATATTCAGCTAAAAGCAAATAATGGATTTGTGTCCACTCCAAAACTATCTTTTGATGCCGCCAAGAGTGCCCTAGTGGTGGAGGGCACAACCTCAACAGTAAACTTGAATATTGAAAAAGCTTTAAATTCTAATGGCGCGGTGAGTTATAATATAAAAACAACCAAAGACGCAAGCTACGAAGTACAAGCTTCTGATTACACTATTCTATGCAATTCTTTTGAAAATCCTGTATCAGTAATCCTTCCGCCGGCCTGCAATAATAAAGGCCGGGTGATCATTGTGAAGAAAACAAACACAGATAAGTATAACTTAAAATCCCACCCGGTGACGTTGATGGTAAGCGAGGGAACCATAGACCTAACCGACATTTTAACAATAAAAATGAACTATTCATCCAGAACGGTGCAGTCAGACGGAACGAATTGGTGGATAATTGGGACAAAGGGTACTTAATAAACGGCCTTTACCTCAAAATAACACTATTTATTTTGAATTACTATCATTTAGGAGTTATTTATGTCTGATATGCTTTCTGAGGCCATTGTTGATGCAAAGGCACTGCGCGCGACCGCATTAAAAAATGCCGAGAATATTGTTATAGAAAAGTATTCTACCGAAGTTAAGAAAACCTTGGAGACAATCCTGGAACAAGAAGAAGGTGTGCTAGCTCCCGATTTGGAAGGGGCCCCACTCGACGACGCGCCACTACCTGAGCCCGATTTCGACGCGCCGGAGGACACATTCGGCGAACCAGAAGCTGAAGAGGAAATTGTCGAAGGTGACGATATTCCCCTGGCTGCCACTATCGGGCTATCAGACATGACCGGTACAAACTTGAGCGATGTACCCTCAGAGAGCACAGAAACTGAAGTCACCATCGATCTTGGCGCCCTCCAAGAAGCAGTGAAAGCGCTTGGCGACGATTTAGATGAGGAAATCGAAATTACCGAAGAAGACATTGTTGATATTCTTTCGGAAGACGACGAAGAACTTGAAGAAGCTGCAGACGGCGGCCCAGTTGCCGATGCCGCTTACACTGATGCGGAAGACGAAGATGACACCGCCCTTAAAACATCGGCGGCTACCAATCAGGATGCCACGTCCGGATATGGCGGAACTGACGAAAGCCTCGATTCTCTCGTAGATTCCATCCTCGAAAAACTTACCGTCGATATGGGCGCAGAATTGTCCGGCTGGGCCGGCCGCCCCACATCACAACTCAAGCACGAGCAAGAAAGGGCGTTAGCCGGTGCTCAGACCGATGATGTAAAAGAAGATTTAGAAGATTTGAACAAAGCTCAAGAAGAGTTGGTTGCAGAAAATAATCAACTCAAAGAGCACAATGAACAATATAAGCAAGCATTTAATGAGCTAAGGGGGAATTTACAAGAAGTGAATCTTTCCAATGCTCGCTTGCTTTATACGAACCGAGTATTGAGAAATACCTCCCTAAATGAGCGGCAAAAAGATAAAATTGCCGAAGCTATTTCCAGCGCTGGTTCAGTAGCAGAAGCAAGAACGATCTATGAAACGCTTCAAAGCACAGTGGAGGCCGCTCCAAGGAAAAGCCCACAATCACTGAGCGAGGCAATTGGTCGTCGGTCTACTGTGTTACGGGCTACTCGTCAAGAGGTGCCTTCAAATGATCCGTTTCAGGATCGTATGAAAAGATTAGCTGGAATAAAATAATCATATAAAAGTATAAAGGAGGTGATTTTAAAATGTCTAGTATTATCGAAAGATTGACCGAAGGAGTTGTCAATCGTGATATGCGCGCAGAGGGTCACGCTCTGTTGTCTAAGTGGGAGAAGACTGGTCTTCTCGAAGGTATGACAACAGATGCTACCCGTCAAAATATGGCGCGCCTGCTTGAAAACCAAGCAAAGGAGCTACTTCGTGAGAGTAGCACCATGGCCGGTGGTGATGTAGAGGGCTTCGCAGCCGTCGCATTCCCCATCGTCCGCCGCGTGTTCGCTGGCCTCATAGCCAATGAACTCGTTTCAGTTCAGCCGATGAGTCTACCTAGTGGTCTTATCTTTTTCATGGATTTCACTGTTTCAACCAATGGTGCGGGTCTCCCGCGTCTCGGTTATGGTGATCCTCTTGGAGACGAGGAGTCGCTTTATGGTGGTGGTCGTGTTGCGAAGGGCATCGTCAGTGGTGCGTTGATAGGTACAACGAACGCTGAAGAAGGTCCGTACAACATGAACAACGGCTATTCCTCACCGACCGGCTCGGGCGTCCTAACGATGGCGTTCATCACGGCAAGTACATATAGTTCTTCCGCTGGTGATGTTCCGAAGCTTTGCGAGTATGACCCCGAGCTTGAGTCGCAGTCTGGAACTGCCACTGTCGCCGTTGCTTCTATCTTGCTCAGCGATCTCGCGAACTTCGATTCGGGTGATAACCGAAACCTTTCCGCAATCGTACTTTCCGGTGCTTCCGGACATGGCGGTATGGGAAGGCTTGGTAACTCTGGCTCAACGGCTATTAATGGCGTACAGCTTAAGCGCTTGACTCGCATCACCGGTTCTGGTGCTCAGACTCATGCTCTTATTGTTATTGCGTCTTATGATGGTTCAGCCACCGCCCTACAATTGGCAGAGGTTCTTACTGGTTCCTCGCATGCTGGCGGCGGCGCCGATTATCCGGCGACTGTGGTGTCGGCATCTTGGCCCATTAATGATGATTTCATCACTGGTGGCGCTCTTGGCTCAGTGATCGGTGACGATCCGTGGGGCCTTGAGAACAACCAGAGCATCCCCGAGATCGACATCAAAGTCGATTCCGTGGCTGTGACGGCTGTCACCAAGAAGCTCAAGGCTAAGTGGACACCGGAGTTGGGTCAAGACCTCAACGCCTACCACAACCTTGATGCCGAAGTTGAGCTTACTTCAATTCTCTCTGAGCAGATTGCTCTTGAGATTGATCGCGAGATCCTTGAAGACCTCATCCGCGGTGCAAAGGCTGGTACCTACTTCTGGTCCCGCTCACCGGGTCTGTTTGTGAATCGTACGACTGGCGCCGAAATTGGCTCCACGACTAAGGCTCCGGACTTCACCGGTACAGTCAGTGAATGGTATGAGACTCTTGTTGAGACCATTAATGATGTGTCTGCGCAAATCCATCGTAAGACTCTACGTGGTGGTGCTAACTTTATCGTCTGCGGACCTGAAGTTGCAAACATCCTTGAGTTCACCGCTGGGTTCCGCGCTTCCGTCACTGCTGATGATGAGCGTGGCTCTGTTGGTGCTGTTAAGGTCGGCGCGCTTACGAAGAAGTTCGACGTCTATGTCGATCCTTACTTCCTGCGCAATGTCGTCCTCGTCGGCCGTCGCGGCTCCTCTTTCCTTGAAAGCGGATACGTGTACGCACCGTACGTGCCACTACAGACCACACCTACTATCTTTGGCCCCGAAGACTTCGTGCCCCGTAAGGGCGTGATGACTCGCTATGCCAAGAAGATGGTGCGTCCCGATATGTACGGCCTCGTTGTCGTCCGCGGGCTCTTAGGCGAGTCTGGTAGTACCTGATAATAATCAGGTTTAACGACCACCAAAAACCCCCCTGGTTTCAGGGGGGTTTTTTGTTTTTTAAAGAAAAGTTAAAATTGTTGATTTGTCAAATTTTTTCCCTGGTAAATTTTTGAGATTTCCGTTTTTGTAATGTAGGAAACTACTTATTAGGTACCTTATACATACAAACAAGGAGATTATAACATGGGTAAGAAATGGAAACGCTTATTGATCGCAAGAAGGGCCGCGGCAGCAACCCCCGTGGAGGAAGTGGCAGAGGCGCCAGCCCCCAAGGCGGTAGAAAAGAAGGTTGATGTAGTCACACCCGCTCCCAAGACCGTTACAAAAACCAAGACGAGGGCCGTTAAAAAGGCCACCAAAACTAAGACCACAACTTCCCACAACTCATAAATAAACCATTCTTGAGTGGCGAGTTTTGTGGTTGTGTTTACTATTTATGGAGTAGGAGCCTTTATGTATGCCGACCAATCTTAGCCCCAAATCACAAACAAACACAGTGGTCCTCACGTCCACAGGCAGCACAGATCTAGTATCAACAGGCCTGCCGTTTGGAATGTACACCGGCTCGGCCATGTTCCTCAGTGGCGCTTCCTCCCAAGTTGCATACGTCTATAAAAAGCTCGGTGGCGATGTCGTTGACATCGAACTTACACCTTCGAATGTATACGCGGCGTATGAAGAGGCGGTCTTAGAGTATTCCTACATAGTTAACCTGCACCAAGGGAAGAACGTTCTTTCTAGTGTCCTAGGGAACACCACAGGAACGTTTGACCACCTAGGGGACTTGACTGATGGCCCCAGCTCGGTTAACCTGCGTTATCCTCGCTTTCAAGCAGCCTATTCAAGAAAAGTGGGGGATACAATGATTTCTGTCGGCGGCCTAGGCGGCGCACTCCCTCAATATTCAGCGTCCTTTCAGCCGAAGTCAAAACGACAAGATTATGATCTCCAGGAGATTATAGAAACAGCCTCTTCCAGCGGAGTTGATGACGGCGGGAACGCCGTGCCCTTTTCAGGGAAAGTGGGCACCAAAAGGGTTATCATTACCCACGTCTTTTATAAGACCCCTCGTGCCATGTGGAGATTTTACGGATATTACGGCGGTATTGGGGTTGTGGGGAACATGAACACTTATGGTCAATTCGCCGATGACTCGACATTTGAGCTTATTCCGACGTGGCAAAACAAAATGCAAGCAGTTATGTACGAAGATTCGCTATGGACGCGGACATCGCACTTTTCTTATGAAATTATTAATAACAAGCTTAGATTATATCCGGATCCTGGTTATTGGGACTTTTCCGATCTCAATCGCATATGGGTTAAGTTTTATGTTGATGACCAGAATGCATGGGAAACTAATCCTGACTTTACTGATGGCACACAGGGCATAAATAACCTTAATACGCTGCCTTTCGATAACTTGCCGTATGAAAACATCAATTCAATGGGTAAGCAGTGGATCCGCAAATATTCCTTAGCCTTGTGCAAAGAGATGCTGGGGCAGATTCGAGGCAAGTTTACGACCATTCCGATTCCAGGCGAAAGTGTGACTTTAAATCATTCTGAATTGCTTTCTCAAGCAAAAGAAGAACAACAATCTCTAAAAGACAAGCTGCATGAAATGCTCAAAGAGGTTGAATACAAGGAGCTTGTTAAGTACGATGCCGAAACATCAGATGCAGTAGCAACTACATTTAAGGGATCGCCTTTGCCGATTTTTGTGGGGTGATAAGTAATGTCTGATGAATGGAACCGGCCTACAAATCCACCACCTCCGCTATTTTTAGGAAAGAAAGAGCGTGACCTGGTCAAACAGGTTAACGACGAACTAATTGAAAAAGTCATTGGTCAACAGATCCTCTATTATCCTATAGACATGGAAACAACCGATTTTCACGATCTTTACGGCGAAGCCATAGAGAAGACGTACCTGGCCCCCATCCGGATATATGCTTTGGTGGAATTTACCGACTATTCAACGGAATACATGGAGAGTGCCGGAATTGACAAAACGTGGGAGATAAATGTTCATTTTCACGAAAGGCGCCTCCAAGAAGATCAGAATATGTATGTGCGAGAGGGCGATTTTGTTCTATATGGTAGTTATTATTACGAGATCGTTAAATTGGTCGAATCTCGCAAGCTTTTTGGCCAAGTCGATTATGGGTTTGAAATTTCTGCAAGATGCAGAAGAGCAAGAAAGGGACTTTTTGATGCTACCTGATGATTTTAGCTTTGCAATGCTGCCACCTGGCACTAAATCTGGCACCCTTAAGGAATTAGGGATGCTGGCCTCCACTATCGAGACTATCGATTACGCTCTTGTTTCGTGGGTTAAGGAAGATCTCGATTTAAGCGCAAAAACAAACAAAGGTCCACTCAGGGTGCCGGTTTTGTGGCAGGCCCCAGAGAGATCATACCAAATTAAAAACGAAAAAGACCTCAGAGACGACTCCGGCGCCCTTAAACTGCCCCTGATCAGTATCGAAAGAACAAATATTGCAAAAGATCCAGCGAAAAAGGGAGCATTCCAGGCTCAGTTGTTCTCGGATAAATATGATGGCCGTAGCGGCCGAGTGGTTTTAGCCAAGCGCATTAAACAAGACAAAACGCGTAATTTTGCAGTAGCGACCGGCACACGCACAAACAGTGGTGGAAAACCACAACAATATTTTCCACGCACTAATAAAAAAATTGTAATTCAATCTCTTTCAATCCCAATTCCTGTGTATGTCAATATTGACTATAAGATTGTCATTAAAACCGAATATCAACAACAGATGAATGAGTTGATGACGCCGTTTATTGCACGCACGGGCCAAATCAACTCATTTGTCATGAGAAGGAACGGTCACCTTTACGAGGCGTTTATCGAACAAAATTTTACCCACAACAATAATGTCGCGAGCTTAGGCGAGGACACACGTATATTCAGCACTGACATTACTATTAGAGTTCTGGGGTACCTTATTGGAGAGGGGGAAAATGATGATAGACCTATTGTGCGCATTGATGAAAACATTGTTGAAGTAACGTATCCCACTGAACAGGCGGTGTTCCCAGGAGACACCACTTTTACAGCCTCGACCCTCAAAGCTCTCTTTGGGGACGATTCTATTGAAGACGAGGATAGGCAAGATTCGTTTGATGCCAGCGATTATGTACGTTCAAGTTAGCTCTAAAGAGCGCTTCCTGAGTTGAAAAGCTTATTATAGGTTTTCCTCATGAACAGAAATGCATATTCTACGTTTACTTCAGGACTTTTAGCGCCTTTTGAAATTAAAAATACTATTTAAGTTTGATGGCAAAAACGATCTACGTCATTTGTTTTAAGAAGGAAGGGAATTAATAATGTCAGTAAAAGATTTTAAGTTCGTGTCTCCAGGGGTTTTTATTAACGAGATTGATAACTCGTTTATACCCAAATCGGCAGACACAATCGGACCAGTTGTTATTGGTCGCGCTCAGCGCGGGATATCCATGCAGCCGGTAAAAGTTCAATCATATTCAGAGTTTGTTGAAGTGTTTGGCGATACGGTTCCGGGTGATGCCGGCGGCGATGTATACCGCGATTCTGTGGATCTTCAGTCCCCCATGTACGGTACATATGCAGCAAAGGCGTTCTTAAGATCAAACGTGGCGCCACTTACATATATTCGTTTGCTTGGACACGATTCCGATTCCGCCGATTCCACAGCCGGCTCTAAGGCCGGCTGGAAGACGGATAGCTTCCTTAGCACCACAAACAGCGGCGGTGGAACGTTCGGCCTCTGGGTTGCACCTTCTGGCTCGAATGCCGTACTGAGCGCTCACGGTGGCGCCTGGGCATTTACTGGCAGTAACGCGTTCCAATTAGCTGCAGTCTTTTACAATGATAATGGCGGAATGGCTCTCGTAGGTAATACGTGGGGCAACGCCTCCGGAAGTGTGGCGCCAAACGTCACTGACACAAAATCAAACGCAATGATCCTCTCCGATGCAAACGGCACCTTCACCGCACAAATCAGCGGCAGCACGGGCGCCACTGAAAAGATCACCTTTTCGATGAATGATAATTCGGAAGATTATATCCGTCGGAAGTTCAGCACTAACCCAATGTTGCGCCGCGGCGGCGATTTTTACACCAACGAGAAGGATTGGTGGCTTGGCGAGACTTTTGATCAAGAGATCAGAGATGCCGGCCTTAACTCTGGCCAGCTTGTGGGTGTCATCTTAGGCATTCAGCTTCAGGGTGGATCCGATGATGAGGGCCCCGGCAACATGTATGGCCAAGCTGCCCGCGAAGCGGTTGCGGGCTGGTTCATCGCTCAGAACGCCGGCGCCCCAACCGATTATGAAGCAGAGAACATGCAAAAGTTGTTCCGTCTGCATGGCCGCGGCCACGGCGAATGGCTGATGAAGCACTGTAAAGTTTCAATTGAAAAAATTCGTCCGTCGAGCACAACCACCAGCGAGTACGGCACATTTTCGGTGGTAATCAGAAGCATTAGCGACTCTGATAACGCTGTTCAAGTTATGGAGAGGTTTGACAATCTAAATCTTAATCCTAATTCTCCAAATTATATTGGTTCCCAAATTGGTACTGAATATTATAGTTGGAGTGAAACCGACCGAAAGTTGATTTTAGAGGGCGATGGGCACCCTAACCGCTCTAAATTTATTCGTGTTGAGCTTTCTGATGTTGTCCGCGGAGGTGCACTGGAAAAAGCTACCTCGTTGCCCTTTGGCTATTACGCGCCTCCGAAGTTCTCGACCACGACACTCCGCGTATCGGTCACCGGCTCTCGCTCCGGAAATGCCAGCAAATATATTATTGCTGGTAGTCAGTTGCCTGATTTTGCTGGTAACGCCAGCTGCACCGCCATATCCTCATCTCAGGTACCGGCCGGCGCCGGCTTCGGTAGCGCATCGTTTGCGTTCCCGGAGGTAAGGTTGCGCAATTCAGCATCTGACGGCGGCCTTGTTAACTATCGCGATGCCTACTTTGGATTTCAGAATACCAGATCCAGCGGCAGCACAGTTGGCATGCCGGCTATTTGGCAGACCAACAGGCTTTGGTCGCAAACCGTAGGTGATGATCCCACCACTTCGACTGGCACTGGAATAGATGGGTTTAGCACTATCTTTTCTCTCGACGATATTCTTACGGGAAGCAGCACCACGGGGTTCTTCTATCGGTCGGGTTCTCACAAGAACGGCCTTTCCGTAAGCGGACAGACAGGCAGCGCGTCTACCTACAAGACGCTGTTGGATCTTGGCGTTGATCGCTTTACTGCTCCATTCTGGGGAGCAAGTGATGGACTAAACATCCGTGTTCCGGATCCCATGTACAATGCTGCAATGAGCGAGTTATCTGACAATGACAATAGCTATATTTACTACACATGGCGACGCGCAATTGATTCGATTGCCGACCCTGAGTTTGTTAACATGAATCTCTTGGCCGCGCCCGGCTTGGGTTTAAACTCCTTGACTGCTCATATGATCAACACTTGTGAAAATCGTGCTGATGCTATGGCTCTCATAGACCTGGAGGATGCTTATAAGCCCCGCGCGGAAGGAAAGACGGGGATCACCAAAGAGTCCGATAGAGTTACTTACAACCCAACTCAACTTTCTAACAATCTTCGCGATCGTCGCATCGACTCGAGTTATGGCTGTACATTCTATCCGTGGGTTCAAACCCGTGATGAAAACACAGGTCAACTTGTTTGGATTCCGCCTACGGTAGCCATGATGGGCGTTCTGGCAAGTTCCGAGCGCAAGTCAAAGATTTGGTTCGCTCCCGCGGGCTTTAACCGCGGCGGATTGAGTGATGGCGCCGCAGGTATTCCGATTACGCAAGTCACCACTCGACTTTCATCGAGGGACCGCGACACGCTGTACAACGCGCGTATTAATCCGATTGCTTCATTCCCCTCCACCGGAATTGTGGTCTTCGGACAGAAAACGCTTCAAGAGCGTCAATCCGCCCTTGATAGAATTAACGTTAGAAGGTTGGTCATCTACCTTAAGAAGCAGATTTCCATCCTATCCACCCAGATTCTGTTTGAGCAAAATGTTCAAGCAACTTGGAATCGATTCAAGGGACTCATCGATCCGTTCTTGGCGAACGTGACTACCGAGTATGGTATCACAGATTATCGCCTGATCCTTGATGAATCTACCACCACGGCCGACCTCATTGATCAGAACATTATGTATGCCAAGATCATGATCAAGCCAGCCCGCGCCATCGAATTCATTGCGATTGACTTCGTAATTGCTTCAACCGGCGCATCTTTTGATGATTAATAATAGATAGATACTAATTAAAAGTAAGACACAAAAAGGAGTACTTAACAAATGCCATTCTGGTCAACAAATTTTTCCGAGCAAGGAGCCGAATACAAGGATCCAAAAAGAAAGTTTAGATTTCAAGTGCAGTTTCAGGGAATCAGCGCACAAATCGGAGGCGCCGCCGCTTGGTACGCCAAGACCGTAACAAAGCCGGCCTTCTCGATTGCGGCCGCAGAGCACAAATACCTTAACCACACGTTCTTTTATCCAGGATCTGTTACGTGGGAAGATGTTTCGCTAACGTTGGTCGACCCGGTCGAGCCCGACATGGCAGCAACGCTTTCAGACATTGTTCAACTTTCTGGATATAAGCCGCCCGTTACTTCGACTGAAGAAGGTAGCCTATCCACGATGTCCAAGGCCAAGGCCGCCGGCGCTCTGGGCGCAGTAACAATTGCCCAGTTGGATGCCAACGGCGCCCCCCTCGAAACCTGGACGCTTATGAACGCGTTTATCACCGAGCTTAAGTACGGCGACCTGGCTTACGGCGATGATGAATTAACTGAAATGTCGCTCACTCTTAAGTATGATTGGGCTACGGTAAGTACGTCCGGCGGATCAGTAGCAGTTGGCGGCAACCAGGGATCCGAATTCTTTTCTATCAACAGCTAACGACAATTTTTAAATAGAGGTGTATATTGTCTAGAAACAAAAACCGCGTTGGGAGCAACAAAACCGCAGGAAGTGCCCCACCGCAACATGTCATGCAAAATCATGATGGAGGAGGTCTTTCCTTCGTAATACCGACAGAATTTGTCGATCTACCTTCAATGGGAAAGTTTTATCCCGAAGGTCATCCCCTGCACGCACAAGACAGCATTGAAATAAAGCAAATGACTGCGAAAGAAGAAGATATTCTCACGTCGCGCTCATTGCTTAAAAAGGGTGTTGCACTAGACCGCGTCATCGAAAGCGTGATCATGAACAAGAGTGTGAATCCAAGCGATCTCCTCATTGGCGATCGAAACGCGATTATTGTTGCAACCCGAGTTTCCGGCTATGGAAACGAGTATGCAACCAACGTCACGTGTCCAAATTGTGCACATACACAGAAGTATGAATTTGATTTGAATGAAAGTACTATCTATCATGGCGAGAATGCTCAGGATTTGCAGATCACCGACCATGGCGACGGCACATTTTCGACCGTACTGCCACGCAGCAACTTTGATGTTAGATTTCGACTGCTGACCGGTCGCGACGAGAAAACCCTATCACAACAGGCCGAAAGTGGAAGAAAGTCCCGAGGCCTTGAAAAGAACATTACAACACAATTAAAGAATATGATTGTATCTATTAATAACGAAGACAATAGACAAGTGATTGGTCAGGGGATTGAACTCCTGCCTTCTTTGGATGCTCGCCATTTGCGCACGGCCTACAAATTAGCCGCGCCAAACATCGATCTGTCACAATATTTTGAGTGCGAAGAGTGCGGTCACGAAGAGACCATGGAGGTGCCGCTTACAGCGGACTTTTTTTGGCCTGACCGATGATTACATGCACAATGTGTATGAACAATTCTTTTTCTTAAAATATTCAGGCGGATGGAGCTTTTCCGAATCTTATAATTTGCCGGTGGGCCTCCGCACCTGGTTCGTGGAACGCCTTATTCAACAGATAGAGACTGAAAACGAAGCGGCCACCCAAGCCTCCAAGGGCGGCGGGAAGGCTCAAGCTTTAAGTGCCCACAACCAGCCCCCCACCCCGGCCACATTTTCAAAGAAATACTAATCAAATTCACTAAATAGTCTTTTTCGATAGCAAACTATTTATTTTTGAATATAAGAGGTTTTTTTTGTGCCGACAAGAGAAGAAGAACAACAGAGGCTAATAGCCCTCGCTAAAGAGTACAATGCCGAACGCGGCCGCACTTTAGAGTTAGAAGATGACATCCTCATCGCACTGGGCGAGCAAATCGACAGACAGCAGTCGCGTTTCGAGAACCTCAAAGCCCAAGGAGAAGCCTTGGAGACCCAACTTGGCGTGTACGAAAAACTTTCGGCTTCAGACAATAAGCGAGTTTTGCTGGCTCAAACTTCTCGAGATCTAGCCAAGAACAAGCTGGATATCGCAAAACAACTCCTTGTCGCTGGTACCGACGAGTACAAAGACCGCGAAGAGGCTTACAATATCGCAGTGAAAGATCTAGAGACAGCTGAAAAGAAACTTGAGGTTACCAAGGGCACAACTGACGCAATAAAACAAGGGACTGCTGCAGCCCAACAGCTGGGCACCGCAATGGCTTCCGCTTTTGGCCAGTATGGTGAGCACCCGTTCTTTAATGCTAAAACTATAGGCAATCTTATTAAAGTAGGCCGCGGCATGTACGACAAGAGTCTCAAGCCTCTTAACACTCTTATCGGTTCAATGGCCGGCGGATCGTTGGTGGCACTGACCAATTCCTTCTTCAATCTCATTTTTGAGTTGGACCAAACCCAGCGCTCCTTCATTCGTGCGACCGGCGCAGGCGAAGAATATGCCGACAGCATAAAGGAAGTTTATGAAGAAACGCGCGTTCTTGGCGTGGATATGAAAGAAGTCGCGGCCAGTATGCAAGCGCTTTATACAACTTATACTGATTTTACCATGCTAAGCAAGGCTCAGCGAGATGAATTAGTTACAACAGGCGCCACTCTGGCAGAATTGGGTGTTTCTAACGAAGATTTTGCAAGGAGTATGCAATTGCAGACAAAGATACTTGGCGAAAGCGTGTCATCTGCCAGGGCCAATTCGCTCGAATTGGCTGACCTCGCGGGCATCATTGGCGTAACCCCGCAGCAGATGGGTAGAGATTTTGCAGAGGCCGGCGCAGGGATTGCAAAGTTAGGCACCCATGGCGTACGGGCCTTTAAGGATCTTGCAATTGTTTCCAAGTCAACGGGCCTTGAAATAAGCAAGCTCTTGGCAATTACAGATAAGTTCGACACATTCGAAGGCGCCGCCACACAAGCAGGCAAACTTAACGCAGCATTGGGCGGCAACTTCGTTAATGCGATGGATCTGATGACGGCCACAGATCCGGTCGAGCGCTTCAGCATGATTCGAGATGCGATATTAGATACGGGCCTGACTTTCGACGATATGTCCTATTACCAGAGGGTTTTCTACAAGGACGCTCTCGGCCTTAATGATGTAAGCGATCTCGCGCTAATGCTTTCTGGAGA